TTCCAATTAACAAACCTGCGAGGGTACCAGTAATAAATGTAGCAACACTACCAAGCACATTAAAGAACATTTTATCATTCTCAGATTGTGCATTTACTGGCTGTGTTACAAATATAAGAGCATAAAGAATGCCCAATGTTGTTGAAAGGAGAATAACTCCTAACATAATTCCTAATGCAAATTTTAATCTTGCATCTAATTCTGCTGATGTATATCTTGTCTTACTCATTTGGTACTTCCTCCACTGTGCTCTCAGTACTTGTTCCATTAAAAATGTCTGTTCCAACTAAATCTTCTGGACATGCTCCATTTGTTGTACAAATTGGTGGCTTACATTCTGCATTTTCCCAATTTGCTGGATCTTGGCAAGGATAACGATAGTGGCCATCATAGCCACATCCTGTTAGCAATAACCCTAATAGGGCAAGTCCGATTATCCTTAGCATACCCACCATTATACCAAGTTTATTCTTCTTTTTCTTCCCTTAGTGGGATCGTAACAAGCCATAAAATAGTAGCTAAAACAGTAGCAATACCTACTATTTGTTGGGCTGTGCCAGTCAAAGTAAGCCAAGCAATAAAAAATCCTAGGAGTGTCCATACCTGAGCAATGCTTTCCTTAATAGCCTTTCCAAGCCATACCAGAAAGCCTTTAAGGGCCTTTAGAGCTAGCATAGGTACTTTACCTACCATAGTCAACACCTTTGGCAATACCGCTTTGAAATTGGGCAGTTTTATTTTGCCAATAAGGTTTTTTGCTTGACTAATTAACTTATCCATCATTATCATATTATAACCTCCTTAATGACATAACAGAACTAACTATGTTAGAAACCAGAATTACTGGAATAATAACCTCTTGAACTTTTTCTCTTTGATCATCAGTCATATCCTTACCCCATTCTGAAGGATTAAGAACCTGTGACAAGTCTATATCTGTTAATACTGCTAGCGGATTTTCTAAGAGTTTTTCTGCCTGTATTTCTGTAACAGCATCTGCTAGGGTATATGGCATAGGAGCATTTTCATTAATTGCTGATAATTCTGCAAATTGAACTACCGCTTCTGCTACCGCAGCATTGTCTTTTGTTACTTCTGCAATTAAAGCAACCTCTTCTGCCTTAATACCAAGATCTGATGCAAAAGATTTTTTAGCATCTGGAGATAGCTCAGTTAAAAATTCTGATACTGCTGCCATTAATTTTGCATCATTTACTTGAATTAATTTATTTAATTTATTAAGTTCTTCTTCAGATATTGCATTACCGTCATTTGTGCTACTATCATCTGGTGTTGGATTTACAACTTCTTCATCAACAGGTTGCTCAGGTTCAGGCTCTTGAGTTGGATCTATATCCGTTGGCTGAGGTGACGGCTCTTCTGAAGGCTCTGGAGCTGGATCAGTCTCTTCATTCTCCTCATTTGTGGTATCAGGGCTTGGAGAAGGAGTGGGGTCTTCTGGTTCAATTTGTTCATCATCTGGGAATCGTGGATCCTCTGGTGTGATTATTTCTGGATCAACTTCAATATCAGGTTCAGGTAGATCTGGTTCATTTGTTGGCTCGTCGGAAGGCTCTGGCGTAGGCTCTGGCGTAGGCTCTGGCGTAGTTTCATTTATATTATCGCCATTAATTGCTGCAATAAGATTATTAAGATCTGAAATTTCATTTGCTAGTGTTACCGCTTCAACAACTTCTGCTTGAACCTCTTCTGGAGTCAAAGGTTCTTGAGTTGGCTCAGGACTTGCTGTTGGATCTGGTACTGGCTCTGGGGCCAATGTTGGAGTAGGGTCTCCAGCCTGTATCTGTGTTGCTCCCCATGCTTCTAAAGAAACAACTTCTCCACTATGTAATCTCACACCAGTTCTAAGGTTTGGATATTCTGGACCTTGATAACTATATGCTACTGATATACCGCCAGTATTTGTTATTGCAACAATGATATTAATATTACTTGGAGTTGGCGCATTCCATTGTCCAAATGGTATTACTTCAAGATCTAATTGGAATCCACCTTCAGAATACATAATGTTTAGAGTGTCTGGTGCGTTATACCAGCCTGAAACCCAGTCCATAGAGTATAAAGAAATAGATGGTGTATTTGGGTAATCCCAATATGTATTATCTGGATTACCAAATGTAATTACTGAATTTGTTGTAGCATAAACATTAGAATATTGAACACCATCAAAAGTAATTGTTGTTGCTATTGGTATTTGATAAGATGTATCATCTCCGCCACAGGTGTCCATTGTATGTACTGTTGGAGTTGCGTCACCCTCATACGCTGCTGCAATTGCTTGAGACTGAACATAGTTTACACAAGTAGCATAAGCATTTTCTGGTAAACCAAAACTTGTTCCAAATAGGATTCCCACCACTGCAATTATGCGTAGGAATTTGTTTATACTATCTCTCCTATTTAATTATATAGATAAACATATTATATCATGATAAAAGAAAAAGGCGCAGATTGCTCTGCGCCCTAATCTTTTATTTGTTAATTACTTAACAAGTGTGACCTTAGACTTTGGATTAGCCTTGTTCCACTTTGTAGCAAGTGCATTGAATGCCTTCTTCATATCGGCAATTGCCTTAGCATTTTCTGCCTTTACTGCATCTAGTTCTGCCTTAGCAGCAGCCTGTGCATCTGAAAGAGCCTTATCTGCAGCAAGTTTAGCAGTTACAGCATTAGCCTTTAGAGTTACAACTTCTGCCTTAAGAGCAATAATTTCTGCATCTGAAGCAGCCTTTGCATCAGCAAGAGCCTTAGCACTAGCAGCCTTTTCTGCAGCGAGTGCAGCATCTGCAGCAGCCTTAGCGGTTGCAGCAGCAGTAGCAGCAGCAGCCTTCTCTGCAGCGAGTGCAGCATTAGCAGCAGCGAGAGCAGAAGCAAGATCTGAAACTGTTACGATAGCAGTCTGAGATACAGTTGCTGTTCCAAGTGTAGCGACTGCGGTTGGAGCAGTAATTGAAGCGCCAACAGCAACAGTTCCAGCAGTTGCGGGAAGTGTAATGTCAGCAGAATACTTGCCTGCTACTAGAGCATCAGCAGTTACTGAACCAGCAGTAGCACCACCAAGTGTTGTTACTGTAATTGTTTCGCCAGTCTTAGCATTTCCAAAAACATCTGAAACTTCAAAAGTAGCAGTTACCTTGGAAGAAATACCACCAGTTGATGGAACTGTCATCTTAAGATTCCAAGCAGGACCTGCCTCACCCTTAAGATAAATAGTTGTGCTTGCACCAGTTACAGATGCAGTAAGTGCAGAAGCAGAAGTGCTAGTTGTAAATACATACACTGTAGCAGTTGTGCTTGCTGGAGTTACTGTAAGAGATGTAACGCCTGATGCTGATGTTACTGTTGTACCAACAGCAGCAACGATCTTTGCATTTCCAGTTGTGGTAAATGTTACTGGAGTACCAGCAACTACCGTAGCTTCAACAGTGATTGCCTCACGTGAACCTGCAGTTGTAGTTTCATTAACCGTATTATCTGATGGAACATCAATGAGATACGGTGCTGCAGCGGTACCAGAACCAGAATTTGCAGTTGTAACTGCGAGAGATACTGTGTTGGCACTTGCAGGTGTTGCAACAAATGTGCCTAGTGTCATGGCTGCAACCAGACCTAGAGCGACCTTCTTAAATGAATTCATTTTTCTCCTCGTTTGATTCATTGTATTTATATTAATTTATAATCTCCAAGGTATTCCTGAACATCGTCAGGTATTTCCTTAGAATCCAATTCTACCATAGCTCTTTGCTTTTCTGCAAGTCGGCTGGCAGAACTCCATGTATGAACCTCAATCTCTAGATTAGAGTCCCTACTCGTGTGAGAGATTGCTCCAAATACCGCCCCACAAACGGCATCTGCCAAGTCTTTAGATTTCTTGCGTGGGTGATCTACACGATTATTTTTCATAATCTTCAATTCACTCATTTCTTCAAGAAGTAAAGGAATCATTGGCATTGCAATTCTTTCTTCATAAATCATCATAGCTAAGTCTTCATAATGCTTCTTAGCAACAGAAACAGTATCAGTTCTCATTCCTACCGCCTTTAATTCCTGTTGAATATCAAAGGATTGCCAACGGTCAAATGTAACCATACCTATATTAAAACCTTCTCTACGAAGATTCATAATCCATTTTTTAACCTCAGAGAGATCGACTGGCCCCTCTATTTTAGGCTCCCACCATGCAACAGCGTCAACAATAACAATTGGTGCAACCTGTTCGTAATCTTTAATTACCTGAACATTTACCCATCGTTCAACATGTGCAATAGCAACTGCACACTTGTCATGTTTTTGTGCAAGATCGGCATGAACATAATATACTTTATCAGGGTCTGGCTTAAAAGTCAAATCAAATCTTCTATGATTATCCACAGGATTTCTCATAGTCATACATTTTTCTAATTTATCTTTTTGTTTAAAGAATGAATCGGATGAATATGTTGGGGTACAAAGGAAACGCATCATTGCATCTCCTAAATCTGTTAAAAATGCAATCTTAAAATCATCAATTTTTCTAGTTGGATTTACTTCCCATGTAGGTCTTTTAAGGGCAAACATTCTAGGATATTTATAAGATAAAATATGGTCTTCTTCCCAGACTATTTCAAATTCATTATCTGGTCCTTCTGGCAATTCTTCATTAATAACAAACTTATGTCGTCTTTCTATTACATCTTTTTCCATGATTACATCTTCATACCGTTTTGAAATAAAGTCGCCGTTATAGCGGGGGAATGAAAGAAGAACTACCTTACCTAAATCAGGAAAACGAGAATCTACTGTACCTCTAAATGCTTTATATATATTGTCAGCAGTTTTTCCTTGATCATTTCCTGTTCCTACTTCTGTAGCAAATCCAGAGATTTCATCAAGTACCGCCATAAATAAGTTAAGACCCTCGTGAGACTCACGTTCAGAGTGTCCTGAATAAACTGTAATAGATTTATTAAATCCAATAGAGTTTACTTTTGGATCATATTTTCCACCAAACCATGGAGATTTTTCAATCTTTGTTTTAAATCCTTTAAAAAAAACGTTCTTGGCTTGCTCTGCGTTAATAGCAACATTAATAATATCTATGGCATCACCACTAGGTTTACCGTAATATCTTGCTGGGTCCTTAAGGCATAATAGTTTATACACAACGTAAGCACAAGCAACAGTAGAAACAAAATCTTTCCCAGAGCCTTTTCCGAGTTGAAGAATAATTTCATTTTTTGTATATTTAGAATAATGTCTGTCACCTTGCTCTGTTCCCATCAATACCTGTAAATCTTCTTTACGATAAATTTGACTCATAGCCTCAACAATGTCATATTGTATCTGAGACAACGGTGGTTGCCCAAGATAGTCTGGAGACTCAACAAATGTTTTTACATCTACTGGGTTCTCTTCAAATGGATTATCCTGAAGTGCTTCAAGAAAATCATTAAACATTGTGGACAATGGTTACTACCTCTCCCTCTTTTGCAATTGTAGAAAGGCGCTGCATTATAAGATCACGAACTTCTGGATGAGTTGAAGCAATATCACGAAGAATGCCAACAAGAACTTCTTGTCGTCTTTCAATTTCAACCATCTCTTCTGCCAACTCTTTATTTTCTAGCAGTCCAGCTTTTTGTAACATATCAATTCGTCTTGCTTCAATATCCATTACAAGTTTAATTGCAGCAGTTTTAGCAGGAAGGTTTGCAGTCGTAGTAGCATCATCAATAACTTCATATGCTTGTTGAATTAGTTTTGTATAGTGTGCATCGGCACCAACAAGTGCATCTTTAGCACGAGCACGAATAGCATCATTGGCAGAAGCCATTGCCTTCCACTCATTAAGGTGTGCTACAACACGAGTTCTTGGAAGAGAAAGCGTTTTAGAAATCTTAGTAGGATCATTTCCTTTAAGATATTCTTCAACTACCTTATTTACTTCGTCAAGATGTTTTACTAAATCTATTTCAGTGTCAGACATTTTTGCTCCTAACAATTTTTAATAAAATTAAATATCCAATTAAATCATCAATATCATTATCTCCATAGAATTCGCTTCCCCTAGCAATTCTAGAAAGTTTATCATCAATTCTAATTTTAATTTGCTCTATATTGTTTTCTTTAGAAAAAATTCTAATGGGATCCAATGCAGAATCTCCGTATGATTTATTTTTTAATATTAACATATTTTTAATTTCATCACATGTAATAGATATTAGATTTTGTGTTGCTTCGCTCATTTTATCTCCAATTCATTATGAATAACTAAGTTGTTTTTTATTTCCTTTAATATTAAATCTTTAATGTTAAACTTATTTTTAAAAAGATCATATCTTGATTTTAAAGATAATCTTTTGCCATCTCTATGTATGGAGTCCATACAATAAATTGCATATTCAGTAATTTTAGAAGTATTTTTAAATTCTTTTAAAATAATTTTTTTATCTGTATTAAAATTAACATAAAATAGTGGCTCTCCGTGCTCAATTTTAAATTTGCCAATATTTTGCCACATTTGAAATTCACATGTATATTGTCTAAACCAAGAACCTATATCAAATGATCCTGGAAACACTGAACCATAATTTTGATATTTTGATTGATGAAAATATGGCGCAGTAAAGGTTGCTAAAAGACTTTCTTCTTCTGTAAAAAATAAATATGTATCTTTTTTTCTTATTTGAGGGCCAAATGATAATGCAGCTGAATGGTCTACCTGTGGAGTTGGATATTCTGGTCCATCAAGAACAATGTTCATTTTAGGAAAAAAATGACTGTACGAATATTGAAAATTGTGATTACTTCTAAATACAAAAGTATTTTTGAAAAGATTAGATATTGCAGGGCAAGAAAAAAATGTACCTTCGTAAAGATTTTCTTGATTTCTTTGTTTTATAAGTTCAGAGAACAAATTATTTGGCTGAATATCCTGATTAGTGTCTATCGACCAATAAACAGTTATTGCTGAAGAGCTCATCGCTTTGATTTCCTTAATCCAAATTTTGCAAGATATACATAAATAGTCTCTACACTTACCCCACACTCTTTTGCTATATCCTCTGGACTTTTTCTGTCCATATGATATCTTTTTTTAAGCCATACCTCATTAGTATACATCTTTGATGGCATTATGGCAACCTAACTTTCCATTGCATGACCATAGGACCACGCTCAATAAGCTTAAACATATGGTCCTCAAACTCAATTTTCATTTGATAATAAATATCAGGACTAACCTCTTTTAGTTTATCGGTAATACTGTAAAGAGTTTCTCCTGTCTCCATGTCAAATCCTTCTACGACAATAGCATTTTGCAAAAGCAAATGCTCTAGCATTGCCTCTGTTTTAATGATATTTTTATTCATATGATGCTGCCTTTTCCCAATTATTTATAGCCCAATGCCCAATACCTGCTGCATCTGCTACATCATAATCATCTATTTTTTTATCATATGTTATTTCTAACAATTTTATTGTTCTTTTCTTTCTAAAGTCACGCTCATATGATTTATACCAAGATAGAGACTTGCCAGGATTTGCTGTTCTTATTTGTAACTGTTCTTCTTTAGATAGCTTCTTATTACCTAGATAGTTCTGCCATGTTATTGGCGATACCCTGCCAATTGTAGAAATATTGGAAAGACCTGCACCACCTATAATTGCGCCTTGAACCATGGCTAGATCTGCTGCAGTCTTAGGAGAATTCATAAAAACAGTATGTTCAATAACAATAGCATTAATCATATTATAATGTTGAAACAAGGCCTTAGTTTTAGCGGTAGCATCTATAACTTTTTGATATATATTATCACCTTCAAAATTTATTTTGCCATATCCAGTCAAAGTTTTGTGGGTATAAAACGCAAAAGCAAGACTATTAGTACTAGCATCAATAGCACATATATGTGTTGGTTGATTAATCTTGCTCATAATCAAAATATCCTTTTATTTGTTTTAACATTTTATCTACCGCTTTTTTGCTAACATTACAATTAGCACAAAAACCATCGTCATTATATATAGAAAGAGTCTGTCCGCATCCACCTAAACACATCCTTATCTTTCCTTTTCTTTTTTGTCTTTTTGTTACTTGGTATCGTTCTGCTATTTTTTCTTTAGTTGCTTCAGTTCTGCAATCTGGACTGCAATAAATTTGATAAGTAACTTTTGCCTTAAAGTAAGACTCACATCTACTGCACTGCTTCACTGAATCCCCCCAGAGATTTTATTTTTACTACCCCTGGCTCTGCCGTTGCACAAACTGCCTTTACTGGACAGTTCTTGCATATTTTTGAGTTTGCACGATAGTTTTTTTGCGGCAATTGTTTATCTTTCCAAGACTTATAAACAGTACGCATCCAATCAAATGTATTATCAATCCATTCTTTATATTTTGGAGTTACCTCAATTGGAAATACCAACAAGTCGTGATTATTTTTATTTTCATAAATTAAAACACCTTTTGACTTTTTAAGAACTTTCATATAAATAATTAATTGTTTTACATGATACTCTGCTGGTTCATTTTTGATTTTAAAATTTTCAAATGCTTCAGACTTCATAGTTTTTATTTCACCAACAATATCTTCATCATTCATATTTATCATAGCATCGCCCCAACCAAAGATTGGCGGATCATCATTTACCACTTTAAATTCAGTAGTAGGATTGTTATCGTCGTCCAAATACTCTTTAGCAATGCCAGAATCTAGCATAGCCTGCTGAATTCTATCATGCGATTTTGTTCCAGCGGTCATATTTGCCACATCATACGGGGTACTGTTGCTTTCAAATATATTTCCTTCAAATGCAAAATACCAGTATCTTGGACATTCCCCGTGACCATAGACTAGACTTGATGGAGCAAAAGTCTTTTTCTTTGTATATTTAGGCTCTTGCTTTGCTATATACCCACTATTAATTTTTTCTATGAGAGCAGCAGAGTCAAGTATATGGGATGTATCCTCAGCTCTTTTCATCATTTGCTTTATCAAGTTTTTAGTCATTATAATCCTTTTTATATATTATATCAGTTATCGAATTATATATTTAAGAGCGGAGACAAGATCATTTATAGACTCAGCTGCTGTGTAATATATATTCTTTTTACTACGATCTGATTTATCTACATTAGTTAGCCATGTCGCCTTAAATGACATTTTTGCGGCTATAGCCTGTAGTCTTACAATTTCTACTGTTGCAACATTAAGCGGTATATCTGGTTTAATAATAACTTTAGCAATAAATGTTAGAGCAGCAGTTAGCTCTTCATCTTGCATATATTCTGCTATTTCCGATAAACCATTGACCATCTCAATAGTTGTTTTATTTTGTTCCTTTTGTTCCATGCTCAACCTCCCACGTTAGCTGATCTAATAAATCAAACTCTATAATTGCAAGACGAGTCTTTTTATTACCTTCACCAAGAATAACAACTATGGCTGGTGATTTATCGGTACCAGCCTTTATTGAGTCAGTCACAGCCTTTGCCCAAACATCTTGATTAATAGTAAATGACTTGGCAGACTCTTTAAAATCAACAATAAAGTTTCTCCATGTCGCATCGCCTTTTTTAGTATTACGACCAGAGTTTTTATGTTGTTTAGCCCCTATTCTCTTGCTCTCGTTTTTCTCGCTCATAATCCTTCTTTGTTTTTTTTAGTCCTGCCTTTGATAAATGTTTTTTGCTACACATCCATGTAAGCTCTGCAGTTTCTTTCCAAAGTCTTAAAGATGTCACTTCTTCTTTGCAAGTATGACAAGGAAATTTACCTACATAAGTAGAAAATCTTGAATCAACCATTTGATAGTTTGGTCTTTAAAATTTCTTGCAAGTCCAAATCCTCTCTTACCCTATTTATTAATCCATCACGACCCTGAACCTTTGTACCATCCTCTAATTGATACCATGCACCTGTTCTTGCTATAAGACCAGCCAACTCAGCAGTGTCAACAAGATCACCAACTGCATCAATGCCAAGATTATTGCCCCTAAAATAGAAATCATATTCACCGCTTTGAAAGGCGGGAGAGGTTTTAGAAAATTGTAGTTCCCAGCGAACTTTGCGACCAATTTTTTCTTCAATAAGTTTATCTCCAACATTTATCTTTCCTTTGATAGCTTGATTATCTGATTCAGAAGAAAACAGTTTAATAACAGTGGATGAATAAAACTTGGTAGCCTGTCCACCAGTAGGTTGTTGACTTGTATACATTGCATTAATATTATTTCTTGACTGACTAATTAATACAAACAATGTTGGCTTTACCTTGTTGTTTGCATAATTAATCATTTTCCATGCATTACTAAAATCACGAGACTCTGCACCAATTTGTTTTGTATTTTCTAATTGTTTTAATTCTTCAGAGTCTTTTTCAAAATATATTGCTGGAAGCAATGATGTAATTGAATCAACCACTATTAAATCAACACCAGCCTCCATAAGATTAATTCCAACATCAACCATTTCATTAATTGTTCTTGCTTGCGACACAATTAATTTTGATGTATCTACCCCAAGCTTTTCGGCCCAATCTTTATCATATGACATTTCTGCATCAATCCAAGCACAAACTTTTCCTTCTTTTTGTGCAATGCCAATCATTTGCAAACATAAAGATGACTTAGCACTAGACTTACTGCCCCAAATTAATACTTGCCTGCCATAAGGAAACCCTCCGTTAAGAGCACGGTTTAATCCAAAACTAGGAGTTGCTGCGTACTCTGTCTTTGGAACAGCATCTCCAAACAAAACATTTTTTCTTAATTTTGGATTTAGTTGAGCCAACACCTCTTCAACTGTAATTGTCATTAGAATCTTACCCCGTGTTTCTTAGGTCTATGAGAATTTCTTTCCATCTTTTCTTTAACTGCATAGTCAAGAGACTTGGTTACATAACCAGCCTCTGCAATACCAGCATACAAATCAAGGGTACGAATAATAATATCTGCAAACTCATCTGATATCTGTTCTGGATCCATATCTTTACGAAGTGCTTCCATGGCTTCTGACACCTCTGACACAATCATCATCATTTGTTTTGCTATAAAGATAGGGTCTACTGTTCTATCCCAAAAACCTTTATCTACTGCGTTTTTATGTATTTCTTCTGCTAGTTCATCAAACATTTACTACATCCTCCATTATTACTGTTCCATCTTTTGTTTTACCAAACTCAAACTTATAAACATTGCCAGGCTCTACATTCATGTATGCCTTTGCAAAAGCTGTTGGAAATACCGTAACAGCATGTAACTCTCTACCAGAATCTGCAAGAGTAAGGGAGGCCATTTTTTTGCCAGCCTTTGTTATTCTAGGCTTGAATGATACTACAAACATTTCATCATCCTTATATGGCAACATCTTATAGTTTAAAAATTTAATAAGAGGATCTTTAGAGTCTTTTATTTCATCAGCAGGGACTGCAGATACAACCCTATTATCATTTGCAAGAATAATATAAGTACGACCAGCCTCAATAGTGGTATTTTCTTCATCAAATATTCCAACACTTCCCGTTTTATCTAGCAACTCTACCCTTGACCATCCTTTTGATCTCTTAATCGATTTTACCATACCCATCAAGATGTATGCGCCCTTTTCTTCATATTCTTCAATATCATTTATATATGCATAATAATGTTGCGGAACTGGCATATTAAATTCAGGAAGATTCAGGTATTCATATAAATTTTCTTTTACCTTTTCCGAATCTGCTGGATTATCTTGGAATGTTAGTGCGCCGATTGAATTCATTGCTTGAAGTGCACGACTATTTACACCATTGCCCTTAGTAAATGTAAACTCTTCTACCTGTTTGAAAGAAGCAAATGGTCTAGCAGCAATATAACGATCAGCAATGGTATCAGAAATAAACTTAATAGCAGAGAGTCCAAAT